TCATCAGGAAATATCAATTCCTGTGCATACGGAAGTGTTCTCGCCCAATCGATGAATGACTTTGACCATTCTGTCAATTTGTGAAATCTTCTCTGGCCTTTTGAACACATCGCCAAAAGATTTTCGTATGTCATTGTAACGGTTCTTGTCTGCTGCCAACTTGACGGCAATAGCCTAATCATTTCTTTCCATACTCTTTTATCTTTTGTTCTGAGATACACCTGTCTCATTCCCTCAAGTGTAAATATTATGTTATTCCAAAGAGTTTCCGTTTCAACAATACCTTCATCTAGCATAATTACAGCATCATAGTCGTCCATTTCAAAACATTCGTCCGTGATAGGTGTTGTTGCAAGTTTGTGCATTGTCGATGTGCTATTTGCAGTTGTTCCTACCTTATACGTATCAAACTCCTTCCACCAGTAAAGCGGAGCAGTTATATCAACCGACACAAAAATCTGACGCATAAATTTTCTGTGTTCACTGCCCGATTTTATAAGTCTTTGCGCCAAATCCAAATCGTTTTCACCAATTACGACTTTTCCGTTCTCCTCAACCGTATCATTTTTATGCCATGATTCAAGAGGGTTTCTCATACCTTTAAGCGCACGTTTAAAGCCGTAAACCTCTGTATTTTCAAATTTCATTTTATGTATTCTCCTTATTTATATATCTTTAAAAATGCTATGTATAATAGCCAAAATGCCTATTATCCAAATTGGACTAAGTACCCATAACCATGACCACTGTATTAACCCAAGTATTTTCAGGACAATAAACATTATTGCCAATACATCTAAAATTCCCATTCTTCCGTCTCCATCTTTTTATCTGCTCTTTTCTTCGTTTGTATTTTCTACATCTTCTATCATTACTTCCGTTTCTAATTTCAATAGCCACTCATTAATTGTTTCTCTTAGAATCTTGTAAATATTTTGATTACCTATGCTACCAGAATGTTGTGCGTTAAAATCTTTGACAATTTGCTTTATATTATTAGACAAGCCACATCCTATCTTTGTACCTGGATATTCTGTTGAGATACTTATTATTTGATTGGGGAAACCTACCCCCTCTAAAGACTGTGTAATTATTCCATTAAAGCCTATTTCTACTGAATATTTCATATAATATATTCTCCTTTCTTTGAAACGAAAGTTTCGTTATTTAATCTTCAAATTTTATATTAAACTTTTCAGCAATAATTTTTGTCAATTTGAACCGAGTTGGATCAAGTCCACCACCTGTTTGTTCAAATCCTTCTAACTGAATTTCTTCTAGTTTTGTCTTACTAATATTCATAACCTCTTGTAATATTTGTGCATATTTCAATTTTTCTGTTTCTTCGTCATAATTATCAGGAAGTATTTTGTTTACGACAAATTTAACATTAGTGTCACCAAATGATTGAAAAACATATACAAATTCGTTACTTTCCGAATCATCATCCTCTTTTGACAAGCGCTGAAATGTATAGATAGGAAATGACTGATCATTAATTTTACCTTGTATAAGAACTCGATTGAAAGGTGTGTAAGTTTTATCATCACTGTAATTACATTCTTTAATACTACAGTTAATATGACAAGAACAATATTCTTCAGCTTTCTTACGATCTTTAAATACAGCTCTTACCTCTTTAGTAGTTTTTTCACCATAAAATAATTCTTCAACCACATAAACTTTTCCCATATTTAGATATCCTCTCCTCCTCTAATTGCCAACTAAAATCGTCATATTCGACCTTATAAGCAACTTCACTTACATTGTTCTTTTCTTTATATTTTTGCACTATTTTGTTTATTTCCCAATTGTACTTGTGTTCATCTGCTTTCACAGCGAATTCTTGATATTCTGTTAATCCACAATCTTTTTTGCAACATAAAGATGGGTAGAACAGAAATGCATATGAGCACTCCAACACATTTCTCTTTTTTGTTATTATCATAGGTACATTATCGCTAAGTTTACAAATTTCATTTTCAAATACCGAAGTGGCTGGGAAAGTTACGATTACTTTCACAATAAGAATAAAATCACGTTGATTATGTAAAAATTTTAAAAGGTCTGCGAACATTTTGTTTTCCTCCTTTATTTTTGTAAGCCATCAGCCGCCCAAATTGGGCATTACACAATCCCATACATAATCATCATATTTTATATCCTTATCTTCTTTTAATTCGCCTTTCTCGATAAGAATAAATTGGCTAAATTCCATGCCTCGTTCAAATGCTTCAATTTTAATATCTACATTATACTTTCTTGATAAATTAACATATGGTTCACTATTTATAGTCCATGCGCCCTTAAATTCAAGAGCCACACAACTATTGCCGTCTACACCTTTATATACTTCTATATCGTTTGGTTCTACAAAATTTCTACATGTACCCTTTATATAAGCCAGATTATTTACATGTATGGTTTTATTTTTTACGTCTATTTTAATTCCATCTTCATCGGGAATTTCTACTATACTGATTGAGGGCTCTTTTTGCAAGACTGTCTTCCAAACCGATAGATTATTTATTAATAGACAAAAAACATCTTCTTGTTTACCTCTAATCTTTAGCATTCCTTCGCACCAATTTGGCATATTGTTTATTTCCTTTCTAATTTTAATATTCTTCCTTTGAAACCGAACTTTCATTTTAGCATCCTAATATTCTTTCTTTTGCCACTTCAAAATAATTATCATCTAATTCAATACCAATAAACTTTCTATTTAGGTTTTTACATGCAATACCAGTAGTCCCCGAACCCATACAAGAATCAAGTATTATGTCGCCTTCGTTACTGTATGTTTTTACTAACCATTCTAATAATTCTACACTTTTCTGGGTTGGGTGGCACGTGATACTTGGATGTGGCTTAGCAAATTCTAAAACAGATGTCGGAAATTTCAAATCTCCTTCTGTTTCGACACATTTAAAATTGCCATAATTATTATTTTTCAATTGAGAATCGTTCGTTTTCCCAACGACCTTACCCTTTTTATGACAAGGACTTCCTTTTACTTTTTGAGGATTATATGTAGGTAATTTTTTATAAAACACCATTATATCTTCATGTTCTCTTAATGGCATCCTATTTGCATTTAAAAATCCCGTAGGTAACACTTTCTTCCAAATAAGATTATATCTATGCATCTTTTCATTAGACAGCATACATTTTGCTGTGAATTTATCTTGTCCAAATAAAATAATAGCTGTATTGTCTTTTGAAATTCGCTTATATTGTTGCCATAACGGCTCGAAAGGAATTATAGTATCCCATTTATTCTTGGCAGTAACGCCATATGGTAAATCTGTTATAATACAATCAACTGATTTATCAGGAATATTTTTCATTAATTCAAGACAATCGCCATGCCATAATTCATATTTTTCTGTTTCAAACATAATGCGTTATTATTCCTCCTCGTTTATTACATCTTTTTCATTTGTTTTACAACCAACTGATACTACAAATTTTAGGAACGAACGATATCATGTCGATTTTATAGCCAAGTTCTTTTAATTTTCTGTATGTTTTATCGTCCAAATGTTCTTTATATTCAATAGAAAAATCTCCATCGGCAATTGCGTCGGCAATTTTTTGTGAAATCTCTGTTAATTGCTGACTGCTGAAACTCTTAATACTTTCTTTTGTCGCCTGCTTTGCTTCTTGTGCCGATGGTATAATGTTTGAGAAATTCTCTTTTAATATTGAAGAATCTGAACAAAAAGTATTGCGGTTGCAACCAACACAGCACATATAACTTCTGCTTTCTTTTGAATATTTACAGTTCATATCTCTTGAATCCCCCCCTCATATTTTCTAAATAATTTACCGAGTGTCATATCATTATACTTTGCCAATGCTGTTGCACAAGCACATATATTGGTTTCCGTAGACGCTCCAAGACAATTACACAAATACTCTGTTAAAGAGTCAACTTCATCATTGAATTCATCTCTCTCATATTTTTCAGAATAAATATCATCCTTTCCCCAACACTTAATATATTGTCCATTTATAAATGCCGACGATGTAGGTCTTTCTAAAGAACATCCATTTGCAAATCGCCACCACGAGCCTTCGTCAGCTAACTTAATAAATTCATTCTCGGACATATTATTCATTCGAGAAAATATTTCGTCCGATACTTCCCATACTTCATATTCTTCGCCGGCATAAGTGTTTTTCACATTGTCATTCTTATCGAAGAATAGTTTCAGGTTGTGTCCTAAAATTTCTTTCATTTTCAATCACCCTATTTTATTTTACAAATTCATAACTTCCATCTGTATGTGTTTTCAACTTCCACCCTTTACTATCGACCAATATCTGTTTATAACCATATCGCTTAATCCACTTCTTATTTATTCTTTTCTTTTTGTGCTTACGGGCTTGTTTAACTTTCATAATCTGAAAATTATATTTATCTGGTGCGTTAGAAACGTCAACTCCTATCAGTGATATTAAACTTATTGCATCAATAGAAATATCTATCGACAAGCTACATGCAGAAAGGTCGATAAAAGAGTTCAAAGCTTTCCTATCTTTATCAAATGAATAATTGCTCGATTCAACACTGAATAGATTGTCTTCCAAATTATCTATGTAACAAAGTTCTTCTCCTGTTTCTGAATTAATCAAATTAAGAATAAGATTTTCTTTTTCTATTGGCATTTGTTCACCTCTTTTTATCTTTCCTTGACAAGTTCTCGTTTGAAGCAATCATCTAATCCCACATCAGTTAAAATTTCTTCTTTATCATCAAAGTTATGTACTTTATGATTAGGATATTTATAACAAGCAAGTTGATAAGCAAGAGCATCAATTACTTCAAGTAGATGATCTGTGTTAGTTGGTTGGTTCAAATCTACAACTTCAACCTTTGCTCCCTTGGTGTCTATGTTGAAATCATTCGCATAAAAAGTTTCACAATTTTTTATTTTATCGAAATTTTTATCTATCTCTTCATATGTTTCTTGACTATTTATTTGACTTATGACCAATTTTCTTGCATATATATTAGAAAAGGCTACCCCTTCTGACTTTTCAGATATCAATATATCCATCGTTATATTTGATATATGATTAATACTTTTCTTCAAAGCAAAACCTCCTTTGTCAATATTCTTCTCACATTTATTCGTTTACAAATTCATAATATCCCTTATCAAAATACATAAAATCAATAATGACATCTTGTATATTAGCTGTGTCACATTCCATATATTCTCCGTATAGATATTCCAATGTGTTGTCTTTTTGAAGTAGGTCATTATAATAATCATTCCATTCTTCATCATCACAACCATCGAAAAAATCAATGATCTCGTCCTTAATGCAATATTCATATGCATAAGCTGATAATAATTCACGTTTTAGCAAGTCGGAGTCAGTGACCAAATCACTAACCCAACTCTCCATTTCTTTATATAATTTCTCCCTTAATTTATCCATTTCAATTCACTCTTTCTTTGATAACCTTTAATAATTTGTAATTAATACTTCGCAATCTTTACTTCTGTCAATCTTATGATAGTTACAATTACTGTAATCGCCATTCAAATAATGTACATTATATTTATCTTTCCATTCATCTAAATACGGGTTATCATATTTAAGATTATTGCTGAAAGCAAATTTCCCGTTTTTATCAACACTATCTAACATATCCAATAAATCTTTTTCATCTTGTTCTGACCAAGCTCCATTTTCATTATAAGTTGCTGTTGAATTATAATATGGAGGATCGGCGTATATAAAATTATCTACTTTAAAATTGTAATCTCTAAAATCTTTATTCAAAAACAATATCTCTTTCTTTCCCATTTCTTCAACAAATACTTTAAGCTTTTTCTGTAAAGAAATATTATAATCACGCTTTCCATATGGCATATTAAATTCGCCCTTTGAATTAAAACGTATTTGATTGCTAAATGAACATGTTATAAGTGTATAAAATTTAATCCAATCAGGATTGGCATTATAAGCCTTTCGCAGTTCAAAATATTTAGGTTTATTATATTCGCCCAGTCCCTTACTCGATTCACATCCATACATTGCATATCCATTGATATCTGATCGACTAAGTTCAAAATCCGTTATAGTTTTTATTATTTGACTATGAATATATTCTGAGTCATGAGCATAAAAATGTTTAAGTAGATCAACTACTTGTGCACAAGTGTCGTTATAAATAATACGATTGGCATTTACATTTATTCCGACATTAAATCCACCACCAAATAAATCAACAAATGTATCAATCTTCTCTGGAAATAACGGAATAATCTGTGAAAGTAATTTATATTTTCCACCTACATAATTAAGCGGGCTTTTTATGTATGTATTTTTCAATTTTGTTCACCTTTAATTAGTACCTGCGCAGGTTTACTCACTGTGAACATTCTTATCCTTTCTTAATAAATTTTTAATTCTTCCATAATAATTTGTTTCGGCAAAAAATTCCAACAGTAATAACTACTACTGAATGTTATTTTATTTTGGACTTCACCATTATTTTTAAATTTCATTCGTTTATCAAACATCAATAACTGTAAATCTTTCTCCTTAAATAATTGTTTTGGAGCAGAATCATTAAGCCATGTATTACTCATAATTAATGCAAATGGTTTATTGAAACTCAATGCCCTTTCAAATATATGCCTTTTATTTGTAAATGGCGGATTACTAATAATACAATCCCAATGGTCAGTGGGCTCATATGTATAAAAATCTTGTCCATTGTCAATATGTGTTGCAATTACTTTGTGTCCTTTTCCACGTATTTGTTTTACAAATTCACTATCTTCTTTATCAAATGGACACCATATAATTGCATCTTGAGGGATATATTTTAATATTGGTACAACCCCATAGTTTGGTGTCATACATTCATCATTGCTCCCCTTGCTATATAATACTTCTTGACTATTCATTATTTTCTTTAGAATGGTACAACGTTGTTATCTTGCAAGAAACCTATACCCTTTCTAAATATTGTTTTGTAGCTACAATAATATATTCTCTATTTGTTTTCCGGAAAGTTTGAGCAGAATTGCTCTGTTGAATTAAAATCAAGTTAATGAATTTCTAACCTTGAAAAACATATTTCGTTAGTCGTTTTTAGCTTTTGTATTTTCAAATTCCTCAATAACTCTATTTGCTTTACATGTTTCAGGATATTCATTTAAGTAACATGCATCGCAACTTGCTGGCGCGTCTCTTATGCAATCACACAATATCTCAATCACATCAATAGCATCATATATCAAATCAGTATCCATTTACATCAATTCCTGCATATCTTTATCTGAAATCTCTTTGTAGTCTACTTCATGTCCAAGATATCTTAGTAGTTCTACCCATTCTTCTTTAGAAATTTGATGATTGCATGTTTTAAAATCTCCACATTGAAGAATTGACCAATCATCAGACTCGTTTGTTGTAAATTTTATTTTGTTATCTTCCATAATGTTATTCTCCTTTATTTTATCTAAGTTCAATTTCGCCATATCTTAAAGTATTATCAATAAACAATTTATATCCTGTATAGGTACATGAACGAGAATCTATAAATATACGTTTATTTTCGTCTATTTTGGTATTCTCTTCATAAGCCATATCATTTGGATTTTGTTTTTCCAATTCACTAAATGTTTCTTTATTCATAAAAATATATGGGTCTATACATTCAGCAATTTTTTTATTTAATTCACTTATATCAATTTCTCTTACAATTGAAAATTTTTTACTACTCATAAATTTATCCTCCAACAGCCATTTATTTACATTAAAATCTCATCTACAACACCATATTCTATTGCCTTAGAAGAATGGATATAGAAATCTTTCTTTGTCTCACGAACATTCCTAATAACATCTTCAGGAATTTTTGTTCTTTTTATTACGTATTCTTCGTTTTGCTTATTAATGTTGTCCATTTCGACCCTGTTTTCAACAAAGTCTTGGTGTTTCCCGTCTCTCCAATAAGACATCTGATGATACATAAACACTGAATGTTCAAGACAAAATCTTTTATGTCCTGCTAAGAAAATGTTAAATGCTGCACTTTGCGCATATCCAAGACAATATGTATAAATCGGAGTTTTGCTTGCAAGAATTATATCAATTAATCCCCACATATCATCTATTGAACCTCCATAAGAATTAATATATAATTTGATTGGCTCACGGTTATAGCATAATATTTTTTTATCTTGCTCTCCATCTTCTCTAATTAAGTATAAAATATCCCACATAAGTTTACCGGCGGATTCATTATCTATATTATCCGCCAAAAAAAATGTTCTTTTATTAATATCAATGTATATATTATCTCTTGTTGAACCCATATATTCCTCCTCTTGAAACTCACAAATTCATTTGCAATCTTATTCGTCATCTTGCTCCATTGGATAAATATTGCCGTCTTCCGTAACATAATACATTTTAAAGTAAACACCACAATCTTTATCAACAGAGGTAAGAATTATCTTTGCCGGTTTTTCGCCCTCAAAGGCATCGGAAACTTTCACACCCACTTGATTAAGGCTTAAAGTTGTAACCGATACATTATTCGGATTTTCACATGCCACTGGCAGAATAACTTTGTTTTTATTTTTCTTCATATTTAATATTCTCCTAACACCAACTCAATATTGTTAATAAAATTTTCATTGCCTGTCTCTTTCGTCCAACAAACATTTGTACCTCGATATTTCACTCTTCCGTCAGACGGAAGAATACCTATATTAATAAGAAGCTTTTTGATTATTTTTGCTTGGTCATCAATGTTTTTGATACAACCTTGTCCATGAACATATGAATTTTTAGGAAGAGAAATGTAAATAGTATTTTCGCCTACATTCACTCTCTCAACACATATTCCATGTTTCAAAAATGTTCCTAATAATGCTCTAAATGTTATTTCATATGGGTTCATAACTTCACCTACTTTTCACTTGCAAGTTTGATTTTGTAACCGAGTTTTTCTTCTATTTCAGATAAAGTCATATTCTTTCTTTTGTCACCTACAATCTCAAAATCAATTTTCCCATCTTTAGATACTAAATCTCCAAAACCCAAGTTCATTGTCTCAATATAATATTGTTCCGTTATATATGAAGGATTATTTCGACTCCCCAATGTAAATGACAGTCTATTGATG